ACCAGCATCGCAGCTATGATTGCTATCCATCGCATTACTGTGCGCTCCCGATGTCGATGTTGAGCCCGCTGGAATACAGATACCCGTTCGTCCCGCCGACGGAGTCCCAGCGAGCGTCCAGCAACGCCTGTCCCGCAACCAGCGTGACGCTGCCTGTAGCCGCAACGATGCCGTTGGTATCGTAGTTGTCAATCGTGTAGCTGCTCACGTCCCAGACCGCGCTGGTAATCACCGGAGAGTCATTGACGTAGCCGATCAGAACTGCGTTGGTTTGGCTCAGGGCGTTGGTCACAAACGGAGGCGCGCCCGAAAACACCGGAGCATACGTCCCGGCGCTGACCAGCACCTCGATAGGGTCCAGCCGATCAACGTCGCTGTAGTCCCACTCGTAGTAACGCCGGACATCACCGCTCCCGTCCTGCAGCGCCTTGATGCTGGGCCGCACGCCCTGGTTGAGGTAGTAGCTGTCAACGGGGATCACGCGGGCCGTGGAGCCACCGCCGCTCGCGCTACCGTTCGCCGCCGCCGTGATTCTTCCGTCTGCATCTACCGTTATATCTGCCGCCGTGTAGCTGCCGGGGGTAACTGCGGTGCTTGCTATTTGGTCAGCGCCTACCGTGCCAGACTGGATGCCGGTGCCGGGGAGGTTGGTGATGCCCGCGCCGCTGCCAACAAACTGATCTCCTGTCTTGATCTTATCGGGCGAGTAGACCCCTATGTCGCCGCTCGTCGCTTCTGCGAATAGTCCTGTAGAATTAGCCGTGAAGTACCCACCGTAAGAGCCTCCGAGCGCTTGCCCGTAAACGCCGTAGTTGACCGCAATCCCGCTCACCCCATAATCGCCAGGGTTTGCAATGCCGTAGAGAGCGTAGTCGCCGGCCGACTGTGCAACGAGCGCGAAGCTGCCTGCTGTGCCTGCTCTGATGACACCCGACGCGGGAACGTTCGCCGCTCCTGCCGCTAGATAGCCAGCACTAACCTGTACACTCGGCCCTTGAAAATCCCATGCTCGATAGGTGATCCCATCATCGAAATCCACTCGGGGTATCCCCAGCGTAGAGTACAGCACGCGGTTCGCAACATCCCACACCTGATAGCCAGACGTGTCGTAGGTAGCCGCCATGTTAGTAACGGAGTTGCCGTCAAGGTTGAGGGGGCCGGTCATCGTCCCCCCCGCCAAAGGCAGGTAGCTTGCCGCCGTAATATCATCCGGCACCTGCCCATCCGTAACCGCCCCAGCCATCGCGGATAGCACAAGCTCGGACTGGTTGCTGTAGGCCGCGTCGCCTAGGTCTGCCGCCTGCAACGCGCTATCCGCCAGCGCCCCCTGCGCCGCCGTGGCAAAGTCCGTGCCGTTGCTGTAAGCCGCGCTTCCAAGAGGAACACCGCCAGGGCCGAAGAATCCACCTTCAGCAGTGATGCTCCCGTCGCCATGAGACTCCGCGCCGTCGCCTGCTACGATTGAATTATCATTCGAGACCGTTACAGCCCCGAGTCCAATGGATGCGTTCCCCGTCATGATGTTGGTTTCGCCAGCAGTGAGGTACACGAGAGCCAGGTTTCCTATTCCGTCGAGCCCGGCAGTTCCAATCTCAACCCGTGAACTTGTAGAACCAACGGCTCCTCGAACCTGTGATCCGTTTGCGTAGTTGTTAAACACTATGGTCCCACCTGTGTTCACGCCATGGAACGAAGCCCCGCGGACGCTGGACCCAAACGTGTTTGTGGACAGATCGCCCACGTACCCCAAGACCTGAATGGCGTACGATGAGTTTCCTATCGTAATTGTGGCAGGCAAAGAGTTCCCAATCTTTCCCGCAATCAGGTGCCCTTGCCCGTTTCCTAACGTGACTGTAGACCCAGCTTCATCAGTGTGAGCCTCCACATTCCCGAGGTTCTCAACGTCGTTATCTTGGGCATCAAGAGATCCGCCAAGCTGCGGCGTCGTATCCTCGACGACGTTGGCCAGTTTAGTTGCAATTGCCGCATCCTGCACGTCGTTGCTCGCGTTCACGTCGGTCGTGAGCGTGTAATAGGTTAGGTTCGAGGATGCTACAGAAACCGCGGTTGTGCTTACGTAGGTCGAGACCCACGTATAGGTGGGCGTGACGTTGCTGTAGGTGTTCACCCAGTCGTACGCCTCGTCCCACTCTGCAGTGTTGTTCGTCCCATATGTATAGGAAAGCTGGATGCTGGCCGTGTCCCCGATGAAGTTGGTGGTGTCCCAGGCTGACCACTCTCGGGCGATTGTGCCTCGGGCGAGAGTCTTGTACTGCACGGGGTCCGTTTCCTGCACCTGGGTGATCTCAGCCTTGTAGCTGGCCCAGACGGGGATATTGGTGCTGGCCACCGTCAGCGTGGCATTCGTCCCGCCGGCGATCGCGAAGGGCCCAGCCTCTAGGGCGATGTCTCCACCCTCCTCTTTGAACACTCTGATCAGAACGTTGCCATCTGACACCGAGAAAGAAAAGTCGACGTCTATAGCCTCCGTACGGCTCGACCAGATCCATTCGAATGCGTCCCAGTCTGCCTCCCCGTCATAGGCATCGAATGTTCCCGTTGATGTATGAGGCGTCAAAGCCACAGCCGTGCAGGAAAGCATGACCGTGGCTATCAGTGCGACAAACAGATTGTGAGGCATTCTCATGGCGATTCTTCTCCTGCTGGCGGTGGTGCGGTTTGAATTGTTTTGTCCTGTTGCTGAAGATCTGCGACGACGAGCCCCACGAGCATATCGCGATAGTTGTCATGCACTCCCACTGTATCCCCGACCGCTGTGACGTCGGCAGGCAGATCTGTGGTGACGGTGCTGACGTAAAGGCTCGCTGGCCTCTCCTGCGCCAGCCGGCGGACGGATCGGTCGATCGAGAGATAGTAGTGCTCGGCGAGAAACTGATAGGGGAAAACGCTATCTCCGAGTAGTGGCCGGCAATCGTCTATGATGTCCTGGACGGTCATGAGCTTCCTCCTATGCTTCCGTCACGGTATTCCGCGGCGATGTCGGCTTTGGCCTTGGCGATCCAGTTCCGGAAGTCCAGACGTTGCGCTTCGGCTTCGGCCTTGTCCGTCCAGGTTTCCTGCGGGATCTTCAGGAGCGAAGCCAGAGCCCCCGACTGAATGGCCTCGGCGTAGTTGTTGAGCACCCAATCAGGAAGATCGGATGCTGATAGGTGGGGGACCAGTACAGCCTGCACATCGAGACCGCTGGTGACGTCGTCGGTGGGGGCCGTGTCGAAGGTCAGTACGTTGGTGTTCGGATTGAAGCTGTAGTCGCGCCAGTTGATGACGGCGCCCTTGTCTCCGTTCGTGACGCCGGTCTCGCTGTTCCATCGAACCTCAACGATGACATCGATGCGGGCTGCGTACGTCACGGTGGATACCGTGGGGGCCAGCGTGTACTCCTTGGTGCCGTCGACCAGGTCGTAGCTATCAAGGTCTGGGCGCCAGACACGAGACTTCAGGCAGTACTTACGCGCAGCTTGAAGAATGTGCTGAGTGAAAAGGGGTTCGGGACACCCCGGCACCATCGCATGTGCGAAAGGAAATAGATCTGAAAATGCCGTGATGCGTGCCATAGGGTGTCCCTTTCATCGTTACGCCTGCGCTTTGGCCTGCTTATCGAAGAACTCGTCGCGCTCTTTGTTGCCTTTGGCCAGTGATGCAAGAAACTCTTCCTCGCTCGCGGCCTTGAGTCTGGTGTACACGTACTTCTTGACCTTGCCGACCTTCTTCCGCGGTTGCCCGGGCTTCTGCTCGTACTGGTTGTGGACAGCGTGGTCTGCGATCTCAAGGTAACTCTCGGGGAGGATAACCTCGGTCTCGCGCTTACAAATCATGACATCGCCATTCAGGGTCAACGTGACGTCCTCTTCGTCATTCGGGCTCGTCTTCGCCTGGAAGATGACGCGATGATACTTCATCTTCGGTGGCAGGTTGCTTGCCGCACCGTTCGACTCTGCCTCGGCTGCTGCGTCAAGCTGGTCGAGCATTCCCTTGGGAACGACCGACGTGTCGAACAGAACCCAACCGCCCTGGTTCTTGTATGCCCGCCAGATCTTGTCATCAAGCTCCTTGTCTTTGCGGTACTGCTCTGCGGTTTCTTTGTTCGGGAACGGTGTGCCCTTGTCGGACAGTTTCATTGGATTGGCTGCGCTCATTGGCTTCTATGCCTCCTGCATGGGGGGTGTTGTGTTGAAAAGGGTAGGGGGACCACCCAGTGTGGCCCCCCGTCCCTGATTTACGGACTAGTCGTCGTACTTGATCGCCTTGAACGACTGCAATTCGTCGTTCACGTTGACCACGGTCGTGGAACTGAGCAGGAACCCTGCGAGGGTCTGCTCACCAACGGCCTGCGGCTTGTAATCATACATGCCGCCGATGAAACGGATCGTTCCGCTTCCGATGGCACGGGACAGCGTGACCTCGTCGGCCGCTTCGCCCTGTGTCGCCGTCAGTGCCTCGATCGTCGCCCAGTACTCTTTCGGACGGGCTTCGCCGCCACGAGAGATGAGCACACGGCTGCCGGCACCAATGTAGTCGCCGGTGACGTCCTCGTTGAAGTGGCCAGTACGGTTGGCCGAGGTGTCCAGCGTCCAGGTGTCGATGTTCACAGCAACGGCATCGCCGCTCTGGTTCATCGGTGCCAGGTCTGGACCATAACGGTAGTCACGGTCGTCGCGTACGAGGTACACGCCTTCGCCATAAGCGACGGAGGTCTGCAGTGCGGCGGTCAAGAGAACGCCACCCTCGTAGGGCTGGATGCCTGCGCCAGCGGCCAGATCGTCCTGGGTATCGCCAGCACCGGGGATCAGAACGCCTTCGATTGCCGAGGCATCGCGCATGTTCTTATCCCAGTAGATGTGAGGAGCCACCGCGCCGGCATCGCCGGGAGCCATGACAATCACTTCGTCGGGGACGAAGCCACAAGCGATGTAAACCGCTGCGCCAGTCCCATTGAAAGTTCCAGATACGCACTTCATTGTTCGTTTCCTTCCTTATTCTGTTTCAGGTCTATGGGTTACCCCCTCAACGTGAGGGGGGTGTTCCCGTTACATTGCTGTCTAGCTCGGGTTCGCGGTGGCCGCGCACTCGATACGAGCAATCCACTGCTCATTCAGGATAGCCGCGGCGAACCACGTCTTCCAACCAACCGAACCCTTCTGACCCAGCGGGTCGCCGCCACGAGGCGTCGGGTTCAGGACGGCGATGTTCACGGCCTGACGTCCCTGAAGGCGGACACAAGCGTACGCATCGCGTGCAACCACCAGAAGCGGATACACGTCTGCCGAGGATGCCCCTGACGGGATCGATCCATTCGACAGGTAAGTGGTGCCAGAAGCACCAGCGGCCGACCAGGGCTCGAACATCGGCGTCAGAATGAAGCGAACCTGCTCCACCGAACCGATTTCGCCGGCCTGTGCCTGCCCGGGATTGCCATAAGCAACCACGTTCACGAATCCCGTGATCCCGCGAATGTCGGAATCGAGGTCCGTGTGCCCCATTGCGAAGTAACCGCGCTCAACGCCCTGCGTCGAGATCTTCGCCGTCGGGCCGATGATCTGCGTCAGCGGGGAGGCCAGTGCGCGGGAGAACCCACGGGTGACCTTGCGGAGATCGCCACGAGTGACGGGTGAATTCACCAGCGTACGAGATGCCACGCCGGCTGCGTAGAAGACGTTCGTCCCGCCCTTCAGCACGTCGATCGTCAGCGACTCGATGACCTTGGCGAACTGTTCGCCACTGCGGTCCATTGCCACCTGGAGGATCGGATCCTCGTGGGTGTCGGTGATGTGGTCTGTGAGTTCAGCGACATCGCCATACTGCTGCAGCGTGGCGGTGTAATCGGTGAACGTGATCGCGTGTCCCGCGGGGGCCACACCTTCCGCCAGCGGTGCGGTCGTCACAGGGAAACTGTGATACCGGCGCCACTTGCGAACCTTGCCGCTGTTCTGCTTATGGGTGTCCATCTGCCCGAACCGCTGCGTTACCATCAGAGGCTGACCAACTCGAAGCAAACGAGCTGCTGCCTTGACGCCTACTCTGGGGGAAAGATCCCCATATGTGTTGACTGCCATTCTTCCTACTCCTTGTTTTTACCTGCTCTTTGCTCGGGGTCTCGTAGGTCCTCTGGCGTCAAAGCATTCCCTTGTTCTTACTTCGGCTTATGAAACTGCGGCCTTTCGCCGCAACGTCCACACTCTACTTCGATGCCTGTCCCGCCTCCGAGCACACCCTTGAACAGGATGCGGTCGCAGTTGGGGCAGCGATGAATCTTCTCCCGTCCGATTGGGAGTCGATTCGCATGGCGATCATACTCGCCATTCCGTACCCGTCTGCGTTCGCTAGGCATCAGCTTCCTCATCAAATGCACTGTCAAGATCTTCGTCACTGTCAGTCTCGCCGCTCTTCTGGACGGACTTTTTCTGCCTGGTCGTGGCAGCGTTGAGCTTGTCCTTCTTGGCTTTCGCCTCGCGCTGATCCTTGGCAACACGTTCAGCTTCGGCCTTCTTCTCATCTGCGGCGGCCTTGGCTTCGTCCGTCTTGGTCTCAACACCGGTCTCAGACTTGAACCGGTTCAGAATCTGCGCAATGTCAGCCGCATCGGTCACGGCGTCCATGTACTCCTGATACCGCTCGGACTGCTTGTTGCCCCACTCCTGGAAGTCGTCCGACGCGATAATGTCAGCCGCATCTGGGTGGCCGTGCTTCTCATCGCCGAGAGTCTCGTACAGAGCCTGCTCTGCAGCAGCCTGAGCCTGAGATGTGATCATCTCGCGCACCGGGGTGATCTCGCCCGTCATCTTGTCGAACATGTGGCCCATCATGGCCTTCATCGCGTTGCTGATCTCGGGGAACATCTCGACGAACTCACCCATGGTCTTGGGCATCGGGGCCTCTTCGGTCCCGCCGTCACCGATCTCCATGTCCTTGAGAGAATCGAGGGCACCGTCCAGAAACTCTGAACGAGCCGTGTCCTTAGCTTCGGTTGCGGCCTTCTCGGCAGCAGCCTTCTGCTTTTCGGTGGGCTCGGTCGGCTTCTTGGCTGCGGCAGCTTCACGTTCCCGGGCAGCCTTGTCCTCTTCGGACTCTGCGGCCTTGGCAGCCTCTGCAGCTTTCGCCTCTTCGTCGGCAGCAGCCTTCTCGACAGCGGCTTTCTCTTCGGCTTCCTTCTCTTCGGGAGTCTGCTCTTCAGCGGCAGCAGCTTCTGCTTCATCAGCAGCCTTTTCCTCAGGGGTCTGCTCTTCGGCTGCGGCAGCCTCAGCGGCAGCTTCTGCGGCCGTGGTGTCGCCGTCGTCCTCGTCAAATGCAGCGTCAAGCTCGTTCGCCTCTTCGGGCGTTTCGAGTCCGCTATCGACTACTTGCTCATTGGCTTCTGTGTCGTCTGGCATCGTGTTTCTCCGTTACGTGTTCTCTTGACTGGTAGCAGGAGTAGGATTTGAACCTACGACCTCCAGGCTATGAACCTAGCGAGCTCCCGGACTGCTCCATCCTGCACCTAAAAACTAGTCGTCACCAAGATTCGCCCAGATGATGGTGACCGTCGCGTCCACCGTATTCGTGGTGTCCGCATCGATATCGCCGCCATCCAAAAGGATATTGCAATAGACGTCCTTCGCAGTGGCGGTCCCGTCAAAGTAGGATTCGGCCACGGTATCCAGGGCGCTGACTGCATCGGTTACGTTCGTGACCGGATCGATAGACACTTTCGCGTCCGTCAGGTCAATCTCGGTAGTCGACAGGTCAGAGCCCGTACCGACGGTCGTGCCAAAGGAGAAGTCGCCCCCATGGTCGTTGTCGATAACTGAGTTCGTGGCAAACGTGAAGTCCTCCACCTGGAACCCGAGGATATAGATCTGCCCCTCTGGGAAGTCGTATATCTTCGTGCCTCCGCAGCTATTGGTGGAACCGGTCAGGTCTGTCACGACAATCGGCGTGTCGTCCAGCACGATGATGGTCTTCTGAATGTATGCCAGGCTTTCGGTGGCGGTTTCCGTTGACCCCGTAGCAGAGCCTACGCCATCCACGGCGCCGTCCATCGCGTTGAGCTCGGTAACGGTGGCGGTGATGCCGTCCATCGCATTCAACTCAGCCGCCGTTGCAGTGATCTCGACTCCGTCCATCTTGAGCTTGCCGCCCTCAATGTCGATCACGCCGCCAGTGTCAACCTTCACAACGTCGTTGATGACTTTCGGCAGGGCTTCGGCAGGAGTCGCGAGGATTCCTACAAAGGCGATGAGTGCGATGATGGCCCAGATAGATGTCAGTGTGCGTTTCATGATGTGGTCCTCCAGTTGTCGGGTCAGTTATTGGGTCGTTCAGTTTCCGGGTCAGTTAACGGTTAAGCAGTGATGGCGTTACTTCCGCCCTGCTGGACGATCGATCCGCCTTCGATGAACACCAGGCCAAAGCCATTGGTGACGAGAATGCCGCGGTTGGCTACTCGGGCAGCCCGAAGCTCGGCGCCGGTTTCATTGCGAGAGATAAGCACGAACGGATCTTCCCCCACCGGCGTCACCTTGCTGAGATCCTTGTTGATCTCGGCAGCTTCGGCAGCATCCTTGGCGTCCTGCTTTTCTTTGGCAGCGGCTTCGGCAGCATCAGCTTCAGCGGCTACTTCTTCCGGAGTCTGCTCGGCACCTTTGGGAACTTCGACGGTCTCTTCGGGCTTCTGGTCTTCGGCTGGTTTCTTTGCGGACATGGGAGGTCTCCTCTACTTTTCGCGCCTGGCGCGTTGCGTTATTGCTTCGGATGCTTCGTCAGGAGCCCCTATCACGGCATTCAGGGCCGCGACTGCTCCTGCCTTATACACCCAGTCTTCTGTCAAATCTTCGGGGCAGCGTCTCGGGGATGACTCGTTCTCTTTCCGGAGTCGGTCCCGCAGCTCAGTGGCGGTTTCGAGGACGACTTTGGTTGAGGCATAGCTCATGGATTGCGCAACGGCAGACTGCTCATGGTCTTCTCGCTTGGCGATCCCTAGTCTGTATCCCACGGTCTGATCCTCCGTTGAGTGAATCGGGGCAATAAAAAAAGCCAACACGTACGTTGCAACGTGTTGGCCTTCTTAAACTGCAAATACAGCCCCGGGTCATGACTCCCGATACTGCCCGTCTCACTTCATACTCAAAACCTACTTCATGCTATGAACTCTGTGCAACTCTTTTTTTAGGATTTTCCCCAAGGGGTTGTGGTCTCCCCTCGGAGAATCCTCAACAGGTTGTGTCGCCTACTCCTCGAAATCAGGCTTTCCCGTGAACATCGGAGCCAGAATATCAGCATACGATCCGGAGAACATGGCCGGCTTGTGGTCCCACGGCACAACGTGGAACTCCATATCGACCTCTTCATCGAGGACCGCGCTGATATCGTCGTCGAAATCGTTACGCCGCTTGATGGCGTCGGCATACTCGCCCTTGAGATCGTTCAGCAACCCGTCGAAGTCCTCTTTCAGAGCGGGCTGGATCTTGTACGCCGACGTGCCATTGTCGTCTTGGCGCATGACCGGCTGGCCGTGTTCATCGCGCACGCAGTGAGATTCGCATGCGGCGATGCGCTGTTTGTCGTATGCTTCGAGTTCCGGATCCTCGTACTCGGACTGCATCGCCATCTGGCGATCATAGGTGCGCTGGGCTTCGGCTCGGGCGCGATTGTAGTTTTTGCCGGCAGCGTACTGGAATTTGGCGATGCGGTCCTTCGTGGCGCGAATGGCCTCGGCTTCGGTCTCGAACTCCCCGCCTGATTGAACCGTGTTGGACTTGGCGATGACGAGGTCCAGCTCGGTGATGTTGGACACTGCGGCTTTGCCCAGGGCGTCCTGCAGTTCGGTAAGGTCTTTGCGGGTGATGGTTACGGTGGTGCTCATTGGCTTTCCTTTTTGGGTTTGGCCTTCGCTGCGGCCGCTTGCTGTTGTTTCGCCCGGGCGTCATTTACGACCTTGGCTCGTTCGATTTTGAGTTTCTCTTCGTCCAGTGCCATGTCGTGAGCGTTCTTCTCGATGTCGCTCGCGTTCTTCTGGTTCTCGATCTGCTGGCCTTCAATGGCGAGAGCCTGCGCCTGCTGGGCGGCCTGAACCTCAGGACTGTTCGCCTGCGCTTCAGCTTCTGCCTGCTTCTGCTCGTCGGACTTGAGGAGTTGATCTGGCTCGATATCCATGGCCTTGGCGATCTCCTCAATCATCCAACGGAGGTTGACCTCTGCCAGGATATCCGGGCGATCGATGATGAGGCCGAAGAGTTGCAGTAGCTTCTGGAGTCGAATGTACTGGTTCTCGAAGCTGCTGAACCCGAGAGCCTTGACGCGGAACACGCCCTTCTCAACTGGCAGGTCCGGATCCATCATGTTGTAGCGGTAGAAGTCGGTGATGATCGTCTCGATGAACTTGTCCATCCGCTTGATGATCTCGGCCATGTACTTGCCGGAACGTTCGAGACGCTGCTGGAGCTCAAATGCTGTCTGAGGGTTGACCGACTGCTGGCCCTGCTCTGCCCGCGGGATCGAACTCGACATGTCGGCGAACTCAAGGAACAGGGTGATCAGTTCGGACAGGGGCCCGATCATGCTGTCGATCTTCAGTTGCTCAACGGCCTCGCGCACTCCGCGCTGGCTTTCCTCGTCGATCGTGAGTGTGACGATGGCCTTGTCGCCGCCGACTTCCTTCTCGAAATTCTCGATCATCATGGCGCGTTTCAAGGCAATGATGAGCTTCGAGGCCATCTTCATGTTGTCCTCAAGCGTGCGGACTGCGCCATTCAACACTTTCATCACACTGTACAGATTGTCGGCAATCGACCGGCCACAGTTGCCGTCCAGCACCTCTTCCCAGTCGCCCATGTAGAACGGACGTTCGCGGGGATCATCGGTGCGGAGGTAGGCGATGACCTCGTCGTTGGCCATCATGGCAAAGATCTCAATCATGTCCCCGTCAGCGATCTCCTCGTCATCCTTGTAGCGGGACTCGGGACGCTGGATATCCTCATGATCCTCCAGCATCGCCTCAAAGGATTCGACCTTCGACCGGGGAACACGTCCCCAGAACTCGATGATGTGGATGTTGCGGGATCGGTTCTTGATGTCACGAAGCTTGGTGGGGAGGGCGCTGGTGTCGTCGGTGATCTGGGTGTCGCCCTGCCGGCGGTTGGAGTTCTTGATGGCTCGGTCAATGAACACGTCGAGATAGAGCGGCTCGCCTTTCTTCTCGCGCAGGTCGAACGGGCTGATGTGATCGATCTGGATTACGGCCTCGCCTTCGGTAAGGTCGTCCTTCTCCATGTCCCAGAACATATTGAACACGCTGATGTTCTCAACGCCCATCGTGGTCTCGTCGCCCTGGACCTCAACGAATACGTTCTCGTCGACCGGCTCGAACCCGTCGTTGATCATCTTGGTGGTGTAACGCTTGGCGAAATACCGACCGTAGGTGGCGCCTGATAGCACGCATTTGCCGAATTCAGTAACGGCATCGCAGTTCTGCAATTGCCGACCGATATATTTCTCGTTTTGCTCGACTATCGGATCGGCGCCACCCTCAGTCGGTTGATTGGGTTCTTCGGGATGGACCAACATGAAGTTGACCTTGGATCCCTTGAAAGCTGTGTCGGAGATGATCGCCTTGGCCGCGGTGACCTTCTGGCGAACGGTGTCGAACATGGTGTCGGACTGCCATTCCTCAGCACGCTCGGACTTCTTCCATGTCCCGTGCTCGTCGAACTCGAGATTGACTTCTGTCGCTGCTCGGTTCCGTTGCCACCGCGTCTCAAGCTCGTTGCGGTTCTCTTTGTAGTTCTTGAAAACCACGCCCCGGATATAGGCTCCGAGGTCGTTTGTCTCTGAGGATGTGGTGGTGGAGTCTGCCATGGGTTAGTCCTCGTCAAAGGCTTCGTCGAGTTGCTTGTCCTGGTCGAAGTCGGCCTTGATGATCTGAAGCTGAACGCTGGACTGCTCCCAATGGTCTTCAGATGTTTCCTTGTCGACCTTTTTGACGACCTTGACCCTGACGACGGCGTTCATTCCGAACTCCTGGCCAGATTTGGCGTCGATCATATCAGGGAACTTCTCGAGGGTCTTGCCCTCAAGCGTTATCGAAAGTTGGTGGGGGTACTGAGCCTGATCCATGGAGATAGGCTTGGGTTCGGAGTCTGTCTTCTTCGGCTTCGGGAGCTTCAGGTCTTTCAACATCGTGGTCCTTTCGATGGGTGCCCCCTGCTGGCAGGAGAGAGCTACCAGCAGGAGGCGGGGGGCTTGGCGCATGGTCTACTTGAACATGACGAACTCCGATTACTTGGGTACTACCCGTAGTCTGAGTTCTCTTATACACGCACTACGGGTGGTGGGTCAAGGGGGATGTGAACAAAAAAGAACCGCCCCGAAGGACGGCTCTTATCGTGATGGTGGACCTGGCGGGGGTCGAACCCGCGTCCGCAAACGGTTCCATCAATCACTCTACGTGCGTAGGTCCGTGAAGTGGACCAATCAAGGGGCGACTGGCGATCCCGGTAAGGATCTCGTGACAGTCGCGACTCCACCATCCAGACTGTTTAACCTATTGACACCGCTGGAACGTGTCGCCGCTATACCCGAGCGGTCTACGAGGATCTCCCTGCGTGGCGTTTAAGGCTTTTGGTACTCCCAAGGATAGCTTCCCTCAGCCCGATCAGCGTATCTACGCTGCGATATCAAGTGCTTCAGCATTTGAATTGTGAATCGGCTTGTTAACGAGGCCAACCGATCAACCCCGGCACGCATGACTGCTTCCACGTCTCCGTCGAAACCAAGTCAGGCCCATAGATTCAAAGATCAGAGGCTCGGGGCGTTGGACTCGAACCAACATCTAAGCCGCGCCAGCCTGCTCTGACCAATTGAGCTAACCCCGAGTTGCACGAGCGCCATGACTGACGTTAGGCGTGAGCCAAATTGCAGGACCCCGTGCGTGAGTCATCATTCAAGCAGATCAGCCGCCGGGTGTCAACTTCGCCCTGACTGCTGCGTCCTTCGCTTCAAGAAGCTTTCGCAGCGCAACAGTGCGTTCGGGCCCAGGCTCAACCGTCTCCACCAAGGCAAACGCCAGATCCCCGAACGGGGCCGACACTTCCTGTAGGTGCGGCGGCAGGTGGCCGTACTCAAACCATTTCAACATTCTGTCCGGTTCCATCGTCTCCTCCTCTTTGGGTTAATCGTACTCTTCGTTTCCTCTTCGCCACCGAAATTGATCCATCCCCGCCACGCAGGCCATCATTGCTTGCCTCGCCGGATAGAAAAGAGCGCGGTTCGTTTGGTAGGCTCGCTGCTGCGTGATGAAACCACCGTCCTTGTTGACTCGAAGTTTCCCCTCCATCGCCATCATCGATACCAGGTGCGATACGTCTGCTTCCTCATCCCAGATTGTTTCTGGCAGCACCGGCTTCGGCTTCACCATCGCGCTGCGCCTGATGTCCCGCATGTACCGCCCGTAGGTGGCCGAGGAGTCGCGCCAGTAGAACTTGCTGCAGAAGTATTGCGACCAGCACTTATTCAGCCATGGCGCCAGCCCGCGGTACTTGATCTTCCCCGTCGAGTCGATGATGTGGTCGATGCAGGTGAAGGGAGTCTCCTCGAACATCGTGGCCACACCGGTCCGCAGGTTGACGCCCAGGATGAGAGCGTAGCCCTCGATGCGCTCCTGGTTGCCTTCGATGATGAGTGTGGGCCAGCAGAGCCCCCCACGCATGAGGTACTCGGCCGAGTTCTGGTCCTTGAAGTGGAGCGTGGTCGTGTCGCGCTTCTGGTGGTACGTGCTTGCTTCAGGTTTCTCGATGGGCATCAGTCGCCTCCGCATGTAGGTCCATCTTGATCATATCCAGCACGCCGATGGTCTCTGCGTAGCTGAGGTCTGCCTCCTGCCGCCAGTAGTTGATGCGGCTCATGAGGTCATTGAACAGGATCTCGACGCTCGGGTTCTCTGGCATCACCATCTCCTAGTTGGGGCTCACGGCCATAGCCTTGGTCTGGGTGTCGAGCGTGACGCGAAGCTGGCGGTTAGTCTCCTCAGCGTCGTGCATCAGCAGCAAGATGTTGGATAGGGTGTCGGTGCGCGTCGGCTCTGGGAGCGCGAGCACCTTGCCGGCGGTTTCGGTTGCTTCCGTCTTGGTCATGACTTCTGCGACTCCTTCACCAGACTAACGAAATCAGCAAGCTTGGGTTCTGGGGGGTACTTGGCCATCCTCCGCTTTTTCCTCTCGTTTTCTTCCTGCTTAATCTCCTCGGATCCGCGATGACCGGGGTGGATGCCGGCACCGAACGTTGGCATGAGGTGATGCTTCGGGTATTTCATGCGGTATTCTTTCATGGCCTGCTTATACAGAATCCGAGCTGCCGCGATGACGGTTGATTCGCACTCCTCGTCGAACGCCTCGTCGAGATCCTTGTCGCCCAGAGCGAGGCACTCGCGTAGGTGCTCGATCGATGGGATATCGTAGCGGTACACTGGCCTGCCGTCCATGGTCACAAGTCGCTTCCCATCAACGTATACCCTGCGCTTGCCAAGGGGATCGTCTAGGTTGCTCGCAATGGTGTGCAGGGTTCCGTCCGGCATCGCGAACTGGATGGGGGCTGACATGTTGGGTGGATGTTCGTCCTCATGCAGTCTAATCAAATCAGATATTCCGCCGTTTTCTAGGGTCCGTAGTTGGCGTACAGCCGGGTGGATAATCTCGTCTGAATGCAGGCATGTGTAGTGCGTAATCCAATCCGCAAGCATCTCAATATCGATATCTCCATCATGAGGAACTGATGACAACTGATCATATGTTACCCGAGGGCTGATAAGATGGCACAGCGCCCTGACAAGAAACGCCCTCTCGCGAGCAATCTTATCGTATGGTTCGCGATCCTCGAACTCCTGCTGGGGTATGGCGGGGTCGTCTGGAAGCGGAATCGGCTCGTCGGACCACTGATCGCTCGGGGTGTGCCCATAGACATAGATGGATGACCGGCGGTGTACGTGCGCGAAGTGCGCCTTGATGATCTTGTCGCCGACGTCCTCAGCCGGGTGGAACTCGACAACCATCGGTGTGCCGTCGGTGCCGTTTCTAAACCAATACAACCCGCTCTCGATTGGAACCTTGTCAGTCCATTTCATATTCTCTCTCTCCTCGTTGGGATCTACGGGAACGATACGCTCAGGGCGCTCGTCGGTCAAGAGTCTTTACACGCCGTCGTCAAACCAAAGCGTTGTCCCATATGTCCGCCTGCGAGGGTAACGATGCGGTGTCGGCAAGCTCACCTATGTGCTTGTCAACGAGAGACTCCTTTGCCACTGCGAAGTACCGGAAGGATGATGATGGATGCTCGGCCGCATCGTGGCGAGGCTTGTTCTTGTAACATCCCCGCTTCTCGTCCCATTCCTTCCTGTACGAACTTAGCCCATTGATCCCGTCTGAGCACGTTGCCTCGTTGAATGTACAGTGCTTGAATACCCGTCTGACGGCATCAATTCCATCCGCGATGGGGAGCTTCGGCGCTGTCTGGAAATGGATACCGTATTTCGTCGCGGCCGTCTCGATTCTCGACACCCCTGTAGTCCATGATCGCACAGCAATATCGTGCGGCGCCCAGTACTCGTCATACTCATAGCCCTTTTCTTTCATGTAGTCGAAGTAGTGGCCCATGCCCTCGCCTGATGCGATATAGCAGTCGATGAACCTGAACTCCCCGGGAAGCTCCTGCCACATCCAAAGGGCCGTGTCGTCAGCAACCCCGATATCGAAAACGCTATGGACTGGCACCCCGGGAACGTACGGGTAATCCCCGATGCGCCCATCTTTCCGAGCCTGACTGATTTGCTTCTCGTAGTAGGCACCTTCGATCACGGTCTGGAAGCACTCGTCGAGGTCTGCGGGAAACTCTTGGAACATGTACGACCCCTGGTTCTCCTTCATGGTGACGTACCATGCCTTCTGCTCAGGGGAGAGCGTTACCCCGAGCCGATCCTCAATCTTTGCGAAGTATTTCTCATCTACGTCCGTGATGACTACGTACTTGGTGTCTCCGGGAGGGAGTCGGCAATCTGGATCTGTTGTCCACCCAGAGAAAATGATTTTGAAGTCTAGCTTCGTGAGTGGTCGCCCAGACTCCTCCTTGGTCTTGGCTTTCATGCAAAGGTCGTAATACGCACCATACGCTCCCTCGCTGGTGGACTCTATAATCACCCTACCGTCCGAGGGTACGGCCGGGAGCGTTCCTGTGATGATCTCCCGGGCCCTCTGTGGGTATGATGCTGCTATCTTGCCCATCTCGCTGCAGTGCAGGAAATTCAGGGTCGCAGAACGGAATGACTGAGCCACCGTGATGCTGCTTCCGTTCCTGAACGACACAAAGCCGCCGGCATCTTGGCGCCTGGTGGTGGGGTTGCCCCTGAGTAGTGACGGGGGCATGCGGTCCAGAACATACAAGATCTTGTCGATGTAGATCCGCTCGGCATCAGCCGCTGTGTGGGCGAGAAAGCCCGCCTTTTTGTCTCGATTGAAGAATGCGTAATCAAGCCCAGCGATGGCGAAGAAGGTCGTGAATCCTTTCTGCCGGCTCTTGGGGACGATGGTCCTCCACCACAGCGACTTGAACGCGGTCTTCTGCGCGTCGTTCATCCGGAACTTGACGCAGTTACCCTTCTTGTCGATACAGTGGTAGAGATTTTGCAGCCTCCAATACACGTCCCCGAGCTGGTCGACAACCTTAATGTTCGACATGGACACCGGCAACGGTCACCCCCAGGTTCCGTCTTTGAAGGCCCAGAAGCAGGTGCATGTCCACGCGACGGCCAAGAGGGCCCAGACGATGGCGGCGATGATGATGAGGATCTTGGAGGGGGTACAGACCTCGTGGTCGTCGGTCGCAACGGACTTGGGGTGGCGACCCTCCTGCCAGTTCGGCTCCTGGTCCATCCCACTGAGGTCGCTGAACTCGTGATGCCGGTACTCCCCACACCTGCACCGCTGCTCTGTCGCGATGCACCACGGGTTCAGGCGGGTGTCTTTCCATATGTGGCGGTGGAGTAGGGTCATACGCCCCCCGCACCGTTCATCATCAGATAGCCACACCCTATGGCCAGAGTAGCAATCAGTGCAGCCAAGAACGGGAGCCAGTCCTTTGTGAACGCGCTGCCTGTCGCCGCCGAGAACCAGATTGACACGAGAACAAAGGCAAGTGGGCTCATGATATTTCCTCCTCCTGAATACCGACCGACAAGCAGATCCCGCTGATCATCTTCAGATAGGCGCTGGCCCGCTCCGACGCAACAAGACGCTCCTCGGTCTCTTTGGCCGTGAGATCATGATCTGGTTTCATCCTCATGGCGTCTATGGTCGACTGCGAATAGCGGCTGACCTTCCTGAGGTAATCGATCAACTTATCCCGGGAAATGCGCAAGTACTCGCGATTCTCGCCTCTCTGGTTGATGTCGTCTGCGTGCATCCGGAGGTGAGACGTCATGGCCTGAGCAAGGTCAGAAAGCAACTGAGGAGAAGCGTCGTCGACTGGGAGCGGCACAACCATTTTCTCTGGCTCGTACTTCACCATCGTAAGCGTAGCACATACGCCACAACCATTGGCACTCGCTGGGCCAAGTGGCTGCCATCCGTCCTCAATCAATCGTACCACATCAACATTGATTGAGAGCGTGTCGTCTCTGATAATTTTGCATGCGATGATCTTTCCGCTCATTGGCGTTTTCCTCTCTCTGTTATCCTGTTTGAGGCGACCGCTGGTCTTCGGGCACGCGAGTCACGTCGTCAACGAACTGGGCGAAGATGTCCAGTTCCCGGTCCTTGTCGTCGTCGGACTTGTTGAATCCCATGATCTCTGCAAGACACTTGACGGCAGCGATCTTCGACTCAAGCTCGATCTCGTCGAACTGTCGCTTAATGATGACGTTGCCGGCCTCGTCCCGCTGGATGCGAGTCTTCATCTTCTTGAGTGCCGCCTGGTTGAGGGTCTCAGGTCCGACGTCATACATAGAAACTCCATCGTCACCCATGGTCAGGAAGTCCGAGTGACGTGCTCTGATCATGTCGGTGAGTATTTGGCAGCACTCCTCCTTGGAGGCCACGCCTTTATCGGCCAGCTTCTCTGCCTGAACCTCTCGCAAATGATCAATTCTGGCCCGAAACTCAGCTTTTTTCAGCAGTCTTGATGCGTTAGATTCGGCAGCGTGCCCCCGCGCTTTGTAACCTGCATTGATGTAACACTCTGCTGCAACGGGAGTTGAGACAGAAAATCCTCCTTTGGCGTTAGCGGTCAGCACTTCTCCATTGATGAGGTTCTGCGCAAACGCCTCCCGGAGTCTGTTCTTCAGGGGTTTTGACGGGTCTTGGGGCGGCTTCGGATTTTTCGTGCGCGGCCGGCACTTGGGCTTTGCTCGACCCTTCTTCGCTGGGCCTCGGCGCTTTTTGGCTGACATGGTATGCTCCTTTGCTCATTGGCTGGTGGTTTCTACCTGTGGTTTGAAGCGTACACCCCTAGATGTGGTGGTTGCAAGGGGAATCCTAGAGGTTTCTGGACCTCAGATATCTATTCAGCCGCGACCAGTAGAAGTCTGGCTGCTTTGTATCAAGCCACACGAAAGCCGACATTAAGGCATCCGAGATATTCTCATACCGCATGGTGTCGTCGTTCTCGATAGGAAGCTTCTGGCGCTTGCGCTCATCCAGTGCCTGCCTGTGGTAGGGACTCGGCAGTTTGGCTAGTGCCTCAGGAATGGTCATCCCCAAGGGCTCATATTCCATCCTGCACTTCATGCGTCCGCACTCGCAGATTGCCGTGGCGTTGTCGTCCTCGTCAGAGTCTGGGTGCGTTCTTCCACATACGTCGCATAGTAGCATTCTTTCCTCAGTCATGTTCTTTTCCCCCTGTTGTGCCCGTATGGGCGCCAGTAGTCGTAGTCTCGTGCCCTGTCCAGCATACGCCATATGTCCCGAGCGTCCGTCGTGTAAGCGTAGAATCCGATCTCCTTGAGGTGAGCCACCACCTCCTTCACGATGTCCGGAATGGCCTGCCTGACCCCCACTCGGATAAAGCGTGGCGCCGGGATGTCGTTCAGGATCGCGAAGTCCCTGAGGATTTTCATGCGGTCGGCGCTGAATCCTGGCCGGCGAGTCGCCTTCCACTTGGTGATCCGGAGGCCGCGGTACCGTGGCTCTTTCACCCCTCCCCCTTTCCCTGCTCTGCTCCTTTGGCGGCGAGCGCCTTGCGCAACAACACATCGGCTGCATCGCTTTCAACCAGCGGTGAGTCATCGCAGTCATAACCCACCGACAGGTGAATTAGTGCGTCCTTCAGCGCCTCCCTCAGCCGCTCCACATTCCCCCGCTGCATGTGCAGCTTTTCTTTTAACCGCTCGCAGTCCCCAGCCAGCACCTCGCGCTCCTCCCTTGCTGCGTCGCGCTCTGCGATGAGATCAAGGTTTGCTGTGTGTTCGCTTTTGTGAAACTCAACCAGCCCGTTAAGCTTTTCGATCTCCTTCTTGTGGGTTACGCACTTCAGACATTCACCCATACGCCTTAGCGTGTTAACGGCAGATTCAAGCTCCGCAATACGGCCCTTGTAATGGCGCGACTCGTTGGCTCTTTCCTGCTCCATGCCCCTGAGTTGCGCCTCAAGCTCCAGATTTCTGCCCGTTGTTTCGCCGCAATTCAGTTCGGCTTCTAGTAGCTGGGCTTCGAGCTCCCTGATGCGCAACCTCAGCACGTCTGCCTCCGCGCTGGGATCGCCCGATAGTTCCGCTGCTGCCTGCGCTGCGTCGAACTCTGCCAATGCTTGCGGGTCAGTACATTCGCCAGCGTTGGAACACTTGCGGTCGACAAACAGAGTGCATTCGGGGTTATACAGGCATCTATCTTCCGCTGCCCGCGCTGCGTCTGGGAGGGGCGTTGCCAACTCCAGAATCGACAATGCCTCTGCCAGCAAATAGTCAACAACCTCTTGCCCTTTTACGCTCAAGGCGCCTTTGTAAACATACTCTGTCCGGCTTACTGCCTCTTGCCAGATGTCGCCACGCTGACATAACGGGCACGCCCTCACCTCAGCCCCCGCCCCGCCTGCTTGTTCTTCGCTCATCCTCTCCCCCTCTATTCATCCGCGCCTGCTTATCGCCGGGGCGTGTTTTCGTTATTGGTTGCCACCAGAAGGGCGTGGAACAGCGATAACAATATGTCGGTGCGCTTGTCGTATTTCTTGCGCAGCCTCTTCTCGCAGATCGAAACGCCCGCCATTAAGAGCCCTCCTAAATCTGTATCATCAACGTTGCACGAACCTCCGCGAAAGTGGCAGGTTCCATCAATACACGAATACACCACCGACATTCCTCTTGCTTTTCTCTCGCTCATTGTTGTTCTCCTTTTTGTTGTTCATCCCTACCATGCACCCTCACAACCTCCTCAACCATCGCCCGCGTAAGGCTGTGCCGCCGACAAAGAGATGAAACAGAGCCACCAGCCAAGAACTCGCTACACAGCTTGCGCCTGAATCCGACGCGCAGGTGGTTGATATTGGGTTGTGGTTTGGGTGTCATTGTTTGCCGCTTGTTATCGTTAATATCGTGGATTAGTGCTTGCTAGTAACGTAGTTGGGCACACTTGCGCTGCATCCCGTTTCAGACGGGACGGGCGGGCTTGCCTTCTCACGCATATTCTCGATGCGGCCAGTTTGCATGTTCACACGCCACCAGTTGTCCGTGTTCTTGCCACCGGGGCACACGTTGATTTCTAGCGTGTCGTCCCGCATGCACACACCTATCTGGTTGCCTTCGCCAGTCTCCAACAGCACGCCGCTGAACACTTCTCGCAGTCTCAGATTGTTGTATTGGTCAATGTCGATTTTCATGGTTCCTCCTGTGCCCAACAAAAAGTTGGACGGCTACCTTCGTTCCGCGCTTCGCGCTCCACTCGGAGCGTCAACTTGAGTGTTCTGCATTACAACCTCCTGCCGGATTTGCATCGAGGGCACCAGTAGTCGCCACCAGTTCCGAATATCAACTTTCCACCGCATCGTGGACAAGGCCAGCGATGCCGAACAACAGGGTCCACGGTATCTGTGACCCGCGCCTGCTTGGTCGGTTTAGTCATACGTCCTCCTTGCGGGTCACAGAACCGTGACCCTGAGCGTTGGGTTTGCAAATGATGTTTCGCAGTTCGTCCATTTTTGCCATTGCTTCGCTCAGTTTGCCGTTGGCGTATTCCAGTCTCTGCTTGAGCGTTTTGTTTTCAGCGGCCATCTCTGCAAACATTTGCTCACGGCAATCGCAAGCGTGATGATGTGTCACACAGGTTTTCATGTTTCCTTTCCGTCTTGGCCGGGAAACCCAACCAAGACATTCACGGTACGCGAATACGCGCCCGTGATGTCAGTCGTTATGAACCCTGAGAGTCAGGGTCTTGTTCTTGCCCTTACGTACACCGTGATACCCTTTGCCGTAACGGGCAAACGCTTCGGCGGTGGTCCGACACAGTACGGTCGGCACCGTCCCGCATGGCGGGCAGTCCGTCACTCTGACGTGTCCACGCGGTCCCCTGTAGAAGCACACCGTTTCAAATGTCGGGTTCATAACAAGGCGCTCCAGATTTACGCTCGTTCCTCGCGAAACTGAGCTTGATCGTTCGATTTACAAAATGGGGCGACACGAGTATGACGGTGGCCGCCGACACCGTTGCGAGACGACCAGGCGGAGGGGCACTGCTGACCTTGCGCCCAAGCTGCATTTGCCAGGCGGGTTGCATCTCCGTATCCCAGTCCCAGATCCATACTCTAATCCTCGCAAAATCGAACAAAGAAATTCAGGCTATCTCGCTATCGCTCGAATCGTGATTTCGAGCGTTCGATTGCCAACGTATCCGGCTCGTGAACGGTATACTCACAAATGCAGACTGCCGTGCCCCGCACTTCCTGCAACGCCTCTCCCACCGCCCGCGTTTTGGGAATACGCTCATATAGAGCCAGTGGTGGCGGCACAGCAATCGAACAAAACGCTTCACAACTATCTCCTTTCAGTCGAAGTGTGAGCTTCGACGTTAAATGTCTCAATGTTGTTTGCCCCACAATGTTCGCATGTTGTCATTTCGCCTCCTTAGTGTTCATCAAACGGGAGAAAGGTGCGGATCTCCTGCCGGAAATCCATTGGCACGCTAACTCCTGCCCTTCCGTTTCTGTTCTTGTCAACATAGAAATCAATGCACCGCACCGCCCTTCCGTTTGGGCCACTGAAGTTCCTAGACATCTCCTCGTTCTCTCTGAGAAATATCAACAGGTCGGCATCCTTTCGTATGTCTGATGACCAACTCGCGTCCTCTCTCCCGTTTGTGTCCACCCTAGAGTGGTGGTAGACAACAACAGGCAGTCCGGTTTTGTCTCGCAGTTCCTTCATCTTGGCCGATATCATAGCCATCTTGTCTATGCGATTCATGTTGCTGTTGCCCGTGATAGACCTAGTGTTGTCAACCTGAAGCAGTTTGCTCCCCGCCTTCGCCTCTTGCTTTCCCCACGCCATCAGTTCGTGGGTTGTCCTGCCGTTCTCGATGATCCTCATATCTTTTGGTATTCTCAGTTTGGCTTCCTGAATGCGCTTGAAGTCTTCTGGTTTTGCGTGGCCCTGATCTACAGTAAACGTATTCACCTCTCCGAGTTGGGCTATCTGTATCTGGGCAATCGAAGCATGGTCGCTCTCTAGAGATGCGTAGCTGTTCGGGGTTCCGCCCTTTGCCAACATTGTGCCCCACTGCACACCAAACGAGGTCTTTCCGAGAGACGGCAGGGCACATATCCATATGAGCTGTCTTTTCACTCTGCCTATCTTGTAGTTGATAGAGGAAACGGGCCAATCAAGCATGGTTGCCGCCTCTGGATTCTGGATTTCCTGCACCCAATCGTCAACATGCTCCTCAGATGTCTTTGTTTGCTCGAATCTCCCAACCTTTGCGTCTAGCAGCTTGTCAGACGCCCATTGGAATACATCGTCAACCATGTCTGGCGTTGCTCGCTCTGCCTTAGCCTTCATTGCACCAGCAAGCAAACCGAAGCGTGACAGGCTCTCGTGTCCGGCCAGAAGGTAGGTGTAGTGACCTACCCGTGTTGGTGTGCCCATCAGGTCAACGCATCCCTCAAGCCACACTGCGTCTACGTTTCCTGCCTGACCAAGCATGAGCACATCTATTGGCTTACCTTCAGCGTGTAGGCCAAAGATCAAATTA